ACCTTATTTAATCCTGAAAGATGATGATGCTTTTGATAGCAATTTTGCCTATGCTTGTTATGGGAAAGATGCTTTTACTAAGATTAGAGAAATGATTTATCTACATACAAGTTTAAATGAAACTGTGAATATTTCTTCAATGCCTATATTCTACTTAGAGCCTAATACTAGAATAATAGCAAGAGATGAAGAAACAAATACTTCGGGGAGTTATGTTATATTAACTATTAATTTCCCTTTGACTTTTGATGGACAACAGCAATTAAGCTGTATTAGAGTTGATGATAGATTATAATAAAAAGGAGGGGTTTCCCCCTCCTAAAAATATAACAATTCTTTTTCTTCTGAATGACATTCCTTACTTTTGTGTGCGTCTTTATTATATTTCTTTTTTATATGGGTTGCCCCAATACAAATACTATCACACACGTCTTGAATGACTTTTAAGTCATATTCTTTTTCTATATATTCCTGAGCTTTTCTCTTTTGCTCTGGTCTATTTTTTCCTTTGATATTTAATTGTGATTTCCATTGAGAAGCTGTTAATATATTATAAGGTATTTCTTCTTCTGTGAACAGGAAGATTAATCCAGCCATCACAAATGAAAGAACCTTATATGTTTCAGCATTACCTGAATAATATATATCTTCTATTACAACTTCTTCAATACCATTTTCTGATATTAACTTCTTAACTTCTGAAACCAATTTCATTATTCTATCTACTGTTTCTCCTTCGGGGGCAATTTTCCCGTAAGAAATTAGTGAGCCATCTGTATCAAAGATGGCATATCCACTAACTGATGAACTCTGGTCAAGAGCAAGAAGTTTTTTTAATTCACTCATTAGTTAAGTCCTGTAGAACCGTGTCCCCCACGATTTTCATTATCTAAACTATCTACTTCTGTTATTATTAAGTCTTTATCCATTGACTTTTGTATTCTAAATTGAACTATTCTATCGCCTTTTCTTATATAGCTTCCTTTAACTACAACAGTAGTCTTAGGAGTGTCTGTTTCTATTGCTAAGTTTTCTCTTGCCTCTAAGCAGTATAATGGGGCAAACCAGATGTCATTATCACCACAATATGAATTATCAATTAATCCAAAAGCATTGGTTAATATACATCCTGTATTTTTAAACATTGAGCTTCTAGCTACTACAATAGCCTCATAACCTTCTGGTAATTCCATAGAAACACCAAGAGAAACTAATCTCATTTCTTTTTCTGGTATGAATACATCTTCACTTGCTCTTAAATCTATCCAATCTCCTTGTACTAACTTTTCTATCTTATTGTCATTTCCTTCTGCGTATTTTACTTTGATTTCTAAACTCATATATTTACCTCCTAAATTACATAGTTAAACTATCTAATAAATCTTTTATATCGTAAGTAAGTGTTGTTATTTTCACTACCCAATATTCAAAATCATAACCTGGTTGGTCTTTTGTTCCTTTTATTCTTTTAGTTTTTCTAGTTATTTGATGGGCTATTACATCTTGTTCGCTTTTTACTCTGTCTAATAAATCCATCGCTTCTGCTTCAGTATCTGAATAATATTCTTTCACTTGTTTTAAATCCATTACGCTCATTTGTTTATCCCTCCACGCATACTATATCATATTTTCTATTGCCATAGTGTGTCATATCTATTTTTTCTATATCTCTTTTGTACTTCTCAGTGATTACAGATGGCCCCACTAACATAATTCCAGGGACATCATATTCGTGTATCATTTGAATAATGCTTTCAGCATTACCATTCTTAATATTATAGGCTTCGTCCTCTAACACTATTGTTATTCCTAAACTAAACTCAAAAAGATTTACTATCGCATATGGTTTCATATTTTACCTCCCTTTATAGACTTACACAACTGTCTCCCCAAGACATTAATTGAAAATAAGTAGGGGCTTTACCTGCCCAAATTTCAAGTGCGTTGTGATTTCTATTATATTCAATTTCAACTATATCCCATAAATTATTATAAGATAACATTTTAGTAAATTGACTTTCTTTTAAGAACTGTATAAAGTTATCATTTATTTGTTCTATGGTTTCAGATGTTGTTCTAAATACAGTAAAGTAATTGATTTCTTGACTATATAATAAATAGCAATCATCATTATTTTCTGTAAAGAATTCTTTAGTAATGTTGTTTATTATATCTTTGTCTATTGGTTCAGCAGAGGCAAATATCTTTTTTCCTAGGTCTTCATATCTTATTTCACTAATCATTCTTAACCTTTCCGTAATATATTAACACTTCGTGTTAATATATTACTTAGTAATAAGTTTATTAGTTAGCTTCGCTAACTAATAAACTTATTACTACTTATATAATTTATTATCTATTATTTTTTAATTTATATATTAAATATATTAATTACTTTTCTATATTTATATTATAACACATTATGCCCAATTTTGTCAAGGGTAAATTTTCCCCCCAATATTTAGTCAAGAGCAATTCCCAAGCCAACTAATATTTTTTCGATTTCCCCCAGTGCTGTATCTATATCTTCTTCATTGGAAACCGTTGAATAGGGGAAATCTAGGTCATAAGAATAGTCTATTAAGTCTGCTTGGAATCTTCTACATATTTCAAAACAATCAGGATCTTCTTCTCTTGTAAGCTGTCTTAGCAATCTGATTTTCCCCGAAGCCACTATATGAATAGGAATTACCATTACATCTTCATCTGATAAATAGGCATAATGTAATCCATCCACACTATCAATAGAATAACAACCTATATAAATATTACTATTATCTTTGAATGACATTTGCTTATGTGTAGCATAATTCCAATCTCTTTTTTCTTCAACTTCTGCCAACATTTCTGTTTGATGTAAGGCTATGCTTCTTAAGCAATCAGGAGTAATGAAGATATAGGGGGCGTATTGATCTTCTCCTTCTCTCATTGGGCGAGTCGTCATTCTATAAATTGGTTTTATTTTAGGATATTTTGTTAGTAAATTATCCTTTAGGGCGTCTTTACCTGAGCCACTTTTTCCGAATAAAGCTATTATATATTTCATAAACTAAACCTCCTTATTTCTTATAATATTATTATAACACTTTTTCCTAAAGAAAGTCAAGGGATTTTTAATCCCCTATCCTTTCTGAACGAAGCTCTAAGTTTCCTTCTTTATCTATATTAGTTATTAAATATACTTTTTCTCCTGGAATTTCTTTATATAGCTTTACTCTGAAATTACTATATTGTCTATAACCAGTTATTAATACTTTATTTCCTTTTTCAAAGAAAGATTTGTCAACTACCTTACCATCTATCTTCACTTGTTTATCATACATAGCAAAGTCTTCTTTAGATAATTTAGCATTTATAACTTTTCCTTCGGGGGAAAGTAGATAAATTATTCCTTTGGTTTTATCTTTTCCTAATATTGTTCCCGATATTCTGGCTAATTTATACTTAGGGAATTGGTTTTTACCTATTTTAAAATATCCTACTACTTCAGCTAATTCATCTAAATCTTTAAATTCACAAAGACCATATTTTATTTTATTTATGTTCTTTAATTCATGTTCTCCATAATAGAATCCCATTGCCCCCATTTCCCAAGCTGATGTACTTCCTGAGCAATATTTGTCCCATTCAGCATCAAATTCCTCTTGATTTATTGCGTTAATATAATATTCATAATTATCTTTCAAATGTGTTCTAAGAGGTTCTATGGCTTTAGAATACTGTTTATCCCATTCCTTTTGATTAATTCTATCTCCATTTATTTTATTTTCATCAAATAAACTTATATAGTAATCATAAGACTTCTTATCCAAGATGTAATCAGAGCCATCTTTAAATTGTTTTAAATATCTATTAAAGTTAAACAATCTTCTCATATCATCTACTTCTTCTTTAAGCAATCCTTTCTCTATTAAAGCAGGAACTTGTTGTAGGGTCATTTTAGTTTTTCCCCCAAGTGTCATAGTGATATATTTTGCCATTGTTATTGTTCTGTCTGGATTATCTATGCTCATAAACGCTCCTGACTTTATTAAGTTGATTATTCCTCTTTTGTCTATTTTGTTCTTTGATAAGAAATCTTCAAATGAAACGTAGGGGCGATTAGCTATGATATTGTGAGCTACATCATCACCTATATTATTAATTGCTTTTAATCCATATAATATTTTATCTCCATTTACTGAGAAACCAAATTTTGATTTATTTATGTCAACTAATTCTACGTCTTGCCCCAAATCTTTCATAGCACCTATTGCTGTTGCTACTTTCACATAATCTGTTGAACCACCAGCTTCTTCATCTGCTCCTGCGTTTATTGTTAAACAAGCACAATTCCAATAAACTTTGGGGCAATAGTTGTATAAGTTCATTTGTTGAACTGCTATTACTGAATAAGCTAGTGAGTGTAATTTTGAAAAAGCATCAATTTGTCCCGAGTTTCCTCGGGGATTGGACTATCTCTTACTTGAATAATCAAGCACTCTATTTCGAGCTACGTATCAATAGTAGCCCTACTCCTAGTCTAACCCAGGATAGTCTCTACAGGATATTTTTCCCACGGGATTGCCATATTATTCTCATAACTTAGGTTTCCCCGTTAGCCTTAAAATTAAGACCCCAGTGATTGCTGGAAAAGAGTGTAAGGGCAACTTCTTACCCTGCTTGTGCTAATACAACTTCATGCCATATATATTCAGCTATATTTTCATTTTTAGCTTTTTGATATACCATTTCTTTAACTTTATCCATTACATCTGCCTTTTTTTTGGCCACGGCGCGTCTTGCAGTATTTCCCTCTACTACACTAAAACCACATAATCGTTCATCCATCAGTAAAACCATCATTTCTTCCTGCATAGACGCAACTCCATAAGCCGGTGCTAAGATTTCTTTTATTGCCTCTCTTGCCTCACCTATGATTTTATATTTATTTAATTCATTTTCCCAAAGTTGTGGATTATTTTTAAACTCTAAATACTTGTCTATTGGAGAAATACCTTCCCCCATAATCCTCATTAGAGCATTTGTACTGGTTAATTCATAAACATTAGTTGGTTGTAAAGACCTTACAGCTTTATTCCCAACGGCTGAATCTAGCTGAAAAAAATTTTGAATTTCTCCAGTGTGAGCTGTTTTCCACATATCTTGATTGTCCATTTCTATTACATCTGGATGTAAATAAGTATCATAGTTATCCTTTAAACTACCTTTGTCCTCCAAAACTCCATCTTCTATCATCATTTCTAATGCCATTTGAAGTTTTGATTGAATTTCGGTGAATAACATATCCATCTTTAATGCTCCTAATTCATCACTATCTTTCATAGAGAATTGAGTTATCAATATTCCAGATGACGTTTTCATACAAGCATTCATATCGGTATATCCATTGTTAAATATATATAGTGCTGACGCATGAGCCCCAACTCTATCTCGAAGACCAGATATTCTCAATGCTAATTCTTTTAATCCCGGATACTTTTCTATTTCTTCTATGAATGGCTTAACTGGTTTTCTTACACCATCTTCTGTGGTTCTACCATATAAAACATCTTTTAAAGGATAAACAACTCCTCTTTCTACTGGAATTAATGAAGAAAGATATTGCCCTACTTCTACATCTATTCCTAATGCTCTAACAGCAGTTATAACAGCAGATTTTGCTGAAAGTGTTCCAAATGTAGCACAGTTAATAACATTATTTTCTCCAAATTCCTTTTTAAATGCTTTCATTAAAGCATCTTTTTTCATTGGGTTGAAGTCAAGATCGATCACATTCTCCCCTATTTTCATAGAGGTGTGGACTATATCATCTACCACTTGGGTAGTTTCGCACTTCGGATTATGTATCAATAATAACCCTACTCCCTTGCGGGATAGTCTCTACACTTTCTTACTAAAGTAAGCTTAGCACGGGATTGCCACCACCATTATGTGCTGAGGTTTCCCCGTTAGCACCTATAAAGGCACACGGCTGATAAGCCTTCACGAAATTCTTCACTATATTATTACTAATATAGGGGACGTCCTGTTTCATCCGGTAATTCTGGTCTGGACTCGTGTATAAAACGCCACCACTCATGAAGGTCAAACTTAATTGGGTCTATTTGTGTAATATCCGAAGCAAAACTTATTAAGTATCCTGCAGCGGAACCTCTGCTTGGACCTATAAAACTACCAGCTTCCCAACCTATTTGAACCATTTTTTGAACTAAGTTAAAATATGAGGATAACCTTTGCCCCAAATTAACACTTACAAGATGTATCTGTTCTGCCTCTATGTTAAGTCTTTCTAAATATTCTTTATTATATAAATCTTTTTTCTTTAATGTATTTACGCAATATCTCATTAAATATCTATCTTCTTTAAATTCATTATTCATTAATAAATCTATGAATTCATAACCTGTATCTTCCTGTTTTTCTAATTCTGGAACTTCTATAAATGGTACTTGTTGAGGTTTTAATATATTATAATCCTCTATTTTCTCCATGATTTCCAGAGTGTTTAATCTCATTTGCTCTATCTCATCTTCCCCAAATGTCTGTAAAAGATATTCTTTGACTTCATCAAATGTCATTACATAAGTTGTTGAGTAAAATTCATCTGTTTCTCTATCTATATTTTGACTTTGTAAGAATGCTTTGTGGATTTCTTTCTCTTCTTTTGTTCCATAATGTGAATCAGTAGCAAATATCAAAGGAGTTTTTGTAGCTTGTGCTACATTTTTTAACATCATATTATAAAATAATTGGTCAGGTTGATTAGAAGGTTGAACTTCTAAATAAAAATCTTCTCCAAAAATATCTTTATACCATTGAACTTCTTGTATTATTTGTTGTTTAACTTCTGATATTTTGTCATCGGGGGAATTTTTTAATTTCATTGCTAATGCTCCAAGAGAAGAACCAAGACACGCTGAAGATGCTATTAGATGCCCAGGATTTTCCCCGATGTGTTTTTGTAATTGCTCTTTGTAAAGATAAACTCTAGTTAAACCTTTATAAGTTTCACTATTTCCCCATTCTAAAGAACTTATTTCTCTTAATTGTTTAAAGCCTTCTGCGTCTTTAGCGATTAATATTAAATGCCTAAAGTATTTTCTATCTTCTGTTTCTTCAAGAAGATATATTTCTTCCCCTAAACCTGCCTTAAAATTCGGATGTTTTTCTTTTGCTTTTCTATATGCCTTGAAAAATTCAACTGCTGAACTTATGTTTCCGTGTTCTGTAATTGCTATACCACTTAATTGACATTCAAGAGCTCGTTCAATTAAAGATGCTGGTGTATTTATAGCATCAATTCCCCGAGTATTTGATAAGTCGGAATGATTGTGGCAACTAAAGTATGACATACTAATTCCTCCCTTGATTATAACATTTTTTTCTAAAATATTCTTTTAGTTAATATTATTATAACATATTTTCTCACCAAAAGTCAAGAGAAAAAAGTCCATTGGGGTTAGCAATGGACTTACAACTCATAGATAAATAGTTTACAGTAATTAAAAGTTGGTACTGTGTTAACAAATTGTGGGATAGGATTAGTAGTGCTTGTACTCGTAGTACTTGGTGTTCGTATTATTCTTATAGACATTAAATGTGTTGCGTTCATGTCATAAGTATTAACAGTATAATCTATATAGTTATTCATACCATACATAGTAGCATTGGTTTCAGTAAAAGCGACTGTTTTCCCATTCACATATGGCGTTATAAGACTATTGGGAAATTTTATAGTATTTTGTAATCCATTGTTGTAAGTAATATCCAATGCTCCTTCTACTGTGTATCCTGAAATATATACCCCGGGACCAATAGCTACATCTGCTTTTATTCCATCGGGAAACACAGTAGCAGGACAACTGAAGAAATATTGAATTGAGTAAGTTCTTCCGGGGGCTAACGTAAAAGATGTTCCATCATTAGACCTTTGTATATTATTTCCTGCTTCTTTTTCAACAACAGTCCAAGCAATAGGAGTGGGGTTTGTTGTAGAATCTACAAACTGATATTTATAATCCGTTTCAACAGTATAAACTCCATAAGATTTCTGATAGCCTATAGTATCCTCAGGAGCACTTGCTGAAGTGGGAATATTTTGAATAGCTTGTATAGTATCAGCAGATAGATTGCTTCCAGTTATTGTGCTAGTAGAGCTACTACTAGTATTACCACTAGTATCAGCTCCACTATTTTTCAAAGTATCTATTTGTATTTGTTGGTCATTTAACTTATCCATAACATACGCTGGAAAGCTTAAAGGAGGGTTAGATTTACTCATTTGTCATTCCTCCTAGTATATTTCTTGGATAATTAGAGTTCCACTGTCGAAGTTGATATATGATGATTGCCCAGATGATGTTAGTATTTCACTACTTAATGATACATACATTTTAGCATCATCAGTTGGACCACAAGTAGATATAATACCCTCTGCCATATAATATACATAACCTCCCCCAGATGCTAATGTTAAAGAAGATACTTTGCCTATTTGTTTTGTATAAGATGATGAGTTAGAATGATAATAGTTAATTGCCGATGTAGCAGTTTGCTTAGATTGTAAGCCTTTATATACAGTAGAGTTAATTTGATAATACACTCCTACGAAATAAACGTGTCCAGTAGCTAACGTGAATATTGTATTATTACTATCTACTGTTATATTACCTTGGCTTCCTTCTAGTGTTTTCTTGACTCCCCATTGAAGATTTGTTGTGGTACTTGGAGTAAAATTATAAGTTGTTGATAAATTATAAACAGCTAGTGAAGGAATATATCCTACTGTGTTTCTTGTTGTAGAATTTGTTTTTGCCATTGGCATTAAGACAGATACCAGATCTTGTTTATTGGCAGTAGTTAAATCAGAATATTTTAAAGCATCACCCTTATCTCCTTTATCCCCTTTTTGTAAGTGTAAATCTAAATAATATAGATTTTTTGTCTTATCTGTATTATATTTTGATAATCGTACAGTAGCTGTAGTAGAGTCATTGGCTGTAGATACGCTACCAAGTTGGAATTCGTAATAAGGGATACCAAAGTCAATAGTATAATTAGGATTCGTACCCGATACAGATACACTTGGATCTTGTGTTTTTGACACCGTACCCACGGAAATGTTAGGAGCTGGTCCCATATCTCCTTGAGGTCCTTTTGGCATTGTGAAATTCATCGTATAACTTGTGTCTGTATTTTTAACAAGTTCTACCTTAGCATCACTTGTATTATCCACAGTAGTAGTTGTTCCTTGTGTAAATGTAGGAGTTGCTCCAGTTGGTCCTGTATCCCCTTGAGGTAAATCTAAATTTAATGTATAAGCTGTACCACTATTTGTTAAAGTGGCATTTGCTGTTGTTGCTTTTTGAACTGTTCCTATAGCTAAAGTTGGACTAGCTCCTGTATCACCTTTTTGTCCTTGTGGTAGACCTAAATCTATTGTATACTCAGCAGAATTCGCTGTCAGATTAGCTGTTGCTTGAACAGTTGCTGAAGCCCCTGGAGCTAAGGTAGATACACTACCGATTTTAATTGTAGGAGTGATTCCTGTGTCTCCCTTGTCTCCTTTGGCACCTGTGGCCCCAGTAGCTCCTGTAGCTCCAGTTGCCCCAGTATCACCTTTTTCCCCTTTATCTCCTTTAGGAAGACCTATATTGATAGTGTATTCTGCTGATGTAGATGTAATATTACCTGTGGCACTCACCGTGGCATTTTGTCCTGTGTCTAATGTAGATACTGTTCCTATTTTAATCGTTGGGGTTATACCATCTTTACCACTAGCGCCTGTTGCTCCAGCATCCCCCTTGTCTCCTTTCGGACCAGTAGCCCCGGTAGCACCAGTATCCCCTTTAGGACCTTTTATACTTCCTGCTCCTATCCATTTATTATTGGTAGCATCCCATACATATAACTCTCCATTAACTAAATAAGCATCACCAGCATTGCCAGTAGAATGGGCTATAGTTAATTCACTTGCAGTATCATAACTACCTAGAATATTAACCGATGTACCATCTTTGCCATCTGTCCCATCTTTTCCTGCTGGTCCTTCGGGGCCAGTAGCTCCAGTTTCCCCTTTTTCTCCTCGGGGAATACCAGCATCTATAGTATAATTTGTAGTAGTGGCTGTTGTAGTATTAGTTAATTTTAGATAAGCTTGTTGTCCAGGGTCTAAAGTAGTCATTGTTCCCAATGAAATAACAGGACTTAATCCATCTGTTCCCTTGTCTCCTTTTTCACCTTTGTCCCCCTTAGCTCCTTGGGCGCCCGTTGCTCCTGCTGGCCCAGTAGCTCCTGTGTCTCCTTTTTGTCCACGTGGGATACCCGCAGAGATCGTATAATTTGTTGCGGTTGCTGTTGTTGTATGTGTCAAACTAAGGTAAGCATCTTCATTTGGTTCTAAAGTAGCCGTTTTATCTATTGAAATCATAGGAGTTAAACCATCTGTTCCTTTAGGACCAGTGTCTCCTTTATCTCCTTTTTCTCCTTGAGGACCTTGTGCTCCCGTTGCCCCCTGTGGTCCTGTTGCTCCTTGAGGACCAGTATCACCTTTAGCTCCGGTTTCACCTTTATCCCCTCGAGGAATTTTAAAATTTAATACTATATCACTATCAGTACCACTTTTTTCTACTTCAGCATTTTTCCCAGCGTCTAAAGTTGTAGTTGTACCTACTGATAGAGATCCCCATTGACGATTAGAAGGAGTTGTACCTGTTAGTACCCAAGCTCCGTTCTTCCAAGTGTATAAAGTGGTTAGTTTCGTGGTCATAACAGCACAAGTATCACCATCTTGAGCTGTTGTTGGTTTAGTTGCTTCTGATAAAACAGAATATTGAGCCATTTAATTCCCCCCTTAATAAACTTGTGTTATATATAAAGTATGCTTACCATTTGTAAGAGATATATCTTTAGAAACAGTTGATGAATTCCCATTGCTATCTGGAGTTAAATAGAAAGCAAATTTAAAACTTGTATTATATGCTGGTATAGTTCTATTAGCTATAAATATTGCTTTATTTGTTCCATCAATCATTTGTGTAAAGGCACTGACATCATGGAATACTGATGCTGTGTCTATGCTGATAGACGTGTCAGCAGACACCCTAAAATCTATTACTAAATCATCTGCTGTTAAATCAGAAGGAGCATCATATATAACATAATAAGAAATTTGATATACTCCATTTGATATAGTAAACTCACTATTATTACTAACTGTTAACCCTGAATTAGTAGTAGGAAATGTATCAATAATTTTGTTTAAAAAAGATAGTTTATGTAATGTACTATGATAAGCTGAATTTTTAGCGATACTAATAGACTGATTTTCACTATGATACATATAACCATATTTAGGATATAATGGAAAAGTTAAGTCCAATGAACTGCCATTCACCGTAGCATTTGGTGAAGTATATGGATCTGTTGCTGTTAATGTACCAGTTGTAAGTCCTCCACCAATAGATTGCCAACCGGAGCCATTCCAATAATAAAGAGTATTACCAGCAACAGCAACTTGCCCTTGATAATCTCCTTGTTGTGGAAGTTGGTTAGCATTATTATAAACATTATTAATAACATTTCCATTTGCCACTGGTTTCCAGCTATTTGTGCTTGTATCCCAGTAATACAAAACTCCATCAACCATACTTACTGAACCTGTTGAAGCAGTATTAGGAAGATTACTTGTAGTGTTGTAATTATTTATAACAGTTGTTCCACCATTGGAAATTACTGGTTTCCAATCTGTGCCATCCCAATAATATAAAGAACCATCAACCATTGCTACTGTTCCTTTAGTATTTCCTGTGGATGGTAAAGCTGAAGTTGTTGTATAATTGTTAATTGAATTAGTGTTGATAGGTGTCCAAGCAGTTCCATTCCAATAATAAAGTGAACCATTTACCATTGAAACTGTTCCTGTGGCTGTATTTGTAGAATTTGGCAGATCTGCCGTAGAATTGTAATTGATAATTGTAGTTCCCCCACTGCTACTTATAGGTTTCCAAGTATTAGCAGTGGCATCCCAATAATAAAGTGAGCCATTCACCATACTTACTGAACCATCTGTGTTTCCAGTTTGTGGAAGGTTAGTTGTAGAAGTATAATTATTTATAGTTGTTGTACTAACTGGTTCCCATTTACTTCCGTCCCAATAGTAAAGTGAATCCCCCACCATAGAAACAGTTCCAGTAGAAACACCAGTAGTTGGAAGTTGATTTACTGTTGTATAAGTATTATTATAAGTAATAGAACCTGAGCTATTTACAGGCTTCCAATCATTTCCATCCCAATAGTATAATGAACCATTGACCATAGACACAGAACCTGTTGTATTGCCTGTTGTTGGAAGTTGGTTAATTGTAGTATAATTATTAACTGTATTAGAACTCACAGGCAACCATTGTGTGCCATCCCAGTAATACATTGAACCATTGATAACAGAGACATCACCTTTGGTAGCTCCTGCGGGAACTTGACTTATGTTAGTTATATTGTTGACTACATTGGTAATTGTTCCTCCTCCACTTCCCCCCGAAGAAGAACCAGTTCCTGATAATTGTATCCAGTTAGTACCATTCCAATAATATAAGTGTCCAACTGTTCCATCATTTACAACATAAACTGCTCCTACTTGAGCAGAAGAAGGAAGTGAACTAATATCATTAACTATATTGGCAAAAGCATTAGTAGCTGTGCTACTATTAGCAATGGTATCTAATTGAATTTGATGGTCATTAAATTTGCTGACTATGTATTTTTCAAATTTATATAAATCACTATGTTTGTGCGTGTCTACAACATTTAAAGACATTTAGTTTTCTCCTTTCTGTTTAATAAACTTCTTGAACATAAACATATGCTTTAGTGAATGTATTATAAGTTTGTGTAGTATCATCATCTATGTTGCCATTGTTTTGTGTAGGTTTATAAATTGAATTATTAGAAGGTACAATCCTTACCCAAGCTTTTGCCGTTTCAGCCCCTGAATTTGTAGAAGCACTACCAGTACTTCCTGTTAACCAACTGTATCCTCGTGTATTAATATACCCAGTTCCATAAGCGTAGTATCTATCAGTACTTGCTATACCATTAATAGTGCCTTCCATTGATGATGTCGTACTATAACCTTCTTTGGTATATTGAAATTCCACAGGAGGGAACACATTCATTACTTTAGATTCGCTACCACTTAAACAATATTCGCACACTAAAGTTAAAGTTTGCCCACTATTGTTTAAAGGCTGATGAGTTAAATCAATTTCAAAAAAAGCGTGAAGTAAGTATATATGGTCAGTAGCTAATTGAATACGCGTTTTAGCACTATAGTTAGTTGAATTATTCACTCCTCCTGAAAGGGTAAGGGTATCACTTTCATAGTTAATGTTGGTACCAGCAATAGTTGTCCCACCACTTAAAAAGATTGCTCCTTTGTATGGCTTAGTGTAATACTCTGAATGATAACAATAACTGTCTCGAGGTTTAAAAATAGCAAAAGACTGTTGGTATCCAAGTGGATAAGTATTAGTTGTTGTGTTTCTTGTATAAGTCGTTAATTTACTCATATTCATAAACTCTTGTTTTTCTGCGTCAGTTAAATCAGCATAGGTCATTTTATATATCCCTAGATTTAATTTAGGGTTAGCTGGATCGGTACTATCAATGTTAGCATAGGTAGTATTAGGAGTAGATGTCTTTGTTAAAGTTTGAACTGTTCCTACTGTTAAATTAGGTGTAGCACCAGTATCGCCTTTCTCTCCCTTATCTCCTTTTTCCCCTTGGGCACCTTGTGGACCTTGAGCACCAGCAACACCTTGTGGACCTTCTGGACCTACATCTCCTTGATCCCCTTTCTCTCCCTTAGGAATTGTGATTTCAAAAGTAGGATTAGTAGTAGTTCCTCCTTTTACCACTGATGCCGGATCTCCTGTTGCTCCTGTTTTAGCAGTAATAGTAATATCTGGTGTTTCTCCTGTTTCTCCTTTTGGTCCTCTTATAGCTCCTACATTAGTCCAAGTAGTTCCATCCCAGATATAAAGGTCATCACCTACAATATACCCATCGCCCACGGCACCAGTAATAGATGTTAAATCTGACGAAGAGTTCTTAGTACCTTTTATAGTGATACTATCTCCTTTGTCTCCTTTGTCTCCCTTGTCGCCTTTTGGTCCTGTTGGTCCCGCAGGTCCTTGATCTCCTGTGTCTCCCTTAGGCCCTTGAATACCTTGTGGTCCCTGAGGTCCCTGTGGTCCTTCTACCCCTTGAGGTCCTTGTGGTCCAACTGGACCTTGATCCCCTTTGTCCCCTTTATCTCCTTTGTCTCCTTTAGGACCCACTTGTCCTCCTGAAATCATTGCTGTATCTATTTGAATTTGATGTTCATTTAATTTTTTAACCACATATTGTTCTAATCTATACATATCATTGTGGTTGTGGTTATCTACTATATTTATAGCCATTTTGTCCTCCTTTTTGTTATAAAATAAAAAAAAGGAGTAAGCCTATACGAATTGTATAAACTTACTCCTTAATTTCTTCCTATATTAATAGTTAATATACTAGCATTTTTTCACTTATTTTGTCCCTAAAATTACTTTTTCTAATTCGTCTAAATGACTTCCTTCCATTTTCAGAACTGTTGGTCTCCATTTCTTCCAGAAGTTATCCCAAGAAGCTCTTTTAGAAGTTTTTTCATAAGCAGTTTCTAATATATAATGTATTTGTAGACTAGAATAAGTATTATCAGCACCAATATAATACTTAACCCATTTTCTATCTCTTTCTAGGACTTTAGATTTAATTTCTATCTGTTCGACTTGCTGTGTTTTTTTAGCCATCTACGTTCCTCCCTATTTAAAATTCGCTGGTTAGATGAACCTCTAAGCTCTAGGGTAATATCCTTTTTATCTATATCAAATGGCCCGTCAACTAAAACATTAACCATTTCCACAACATCCAGTTGACCTTCTCTTAAATCTTCCCACTCATATCCAGTCCATAGATAAACCATTATATCTGGATATACGTCTCTTACTCTTACTAATAATTCACCAACAGAATTAATATTGTACGGGGCAAGGGGCTCTCCCCCAAGTATAGATAAATTTCTGGTAATACCATTCGCCCCAATAGCCTCAATTATTTCATCTATTGTTTCATCTGTTAGTTCATTACCTAAATATGGGTCCCAAGTTTCTTGATTAAAGCACCCTTTACATTTGTGGGGGCAACCTGAAAACCAAACTGATACTGAAATACCTTTTCCATTAACCGAATCATTCTTGTTTATTTTATATACTCTTGACACTGTCATCACCTCATATTTATTATAACATATTTTTCTAAGAAAATCAAGGGGAAAATTTTTCCCCTATAAATGTAATACTCTTTCTTTAATTTCTTGAGTTCGACCCAGGTTCCAATAATTTTCCCCTACGTAGCCACAAGTCCTACGAACTACATTCATTTTATTGGTATCAGTGTTCCCACAGTTAGGACATTGCCATTTTAAATCATCTGTTATTATAATTTCTCCGTCAAAACCACAACATTGACAGTAATCCGATTTAGTATTTATTTCAGCATACTGTATATTTTCATATATATAATTAATCACCTGAAGAACAGCAGGAATGTTCTTTGTTAAATTAGGAGTTTCTATATAAGAAATACATCCCCCACTGGAGATTTTTTGGAATTGGCTTTCAAATGCTAATTTAGAAAAAGCATCTATTTCCTCTTGAACGTGTATATGATAACTATTAGTAAAATACAGTTTATCAGTTATTCCTTCTACTACTCCAAATCTTTCCTTAGTTTTAGTGGCAAATCTATACACAAGACTTTCAGCCGGAGTTCCATATAACCCAAAGCCATATCCAGTTTCTTCTTTCCATTGGTCAACTTTTGCTCTTAGCATATTCATTATTTGTAATGCTAACTCTTGACCTTTTTCAGAGGTATGACTTTCTCCACATAATGCTTTAACACATTCATATAGACCAACATACCCAAGAGAAATAGTAGCATATCCTCCCTCTAGTAGTTCATCTATTGTGCTATCTTTTGGCAATCTTCCAAGCACTCCGTGTCTCCAATGAATTGGGGAAATTTCTGTTGATGTTCCTTTTAGTAAAGATATTCTTGTTAATAGACCTTCTTTACATAATTCAACTCTTTGGTTAAATATTTCCACAAACTTATCAAAATCTCCTTCAGCAGACAAAGCAATATCTGGTAAATTTAATGAGATAACCCCCATATTAAATCGACCATAAAATTTAACTTTTCCATCTTTATCAAACCACGGAGATAAGAAACTTCTACATCCCATAGCTGGGAATACATAGCCTACATTCTTTTTCATTACTTTTTCACTTATAAAATCTGGAACAAGTCTTTTTGACGCACATCTCGCCGATAATTCAGTTAAATAGTAATATTTATCTTCAGGTTTAATGTTTGTATCATCTAATACATATATAAGTTTTGGGAAAGCAGGTGAAATATATACACCTTGTTCATTCTTAATTCCTAATAATCTCTGTTCTAACACCTCTTGTATAATCATAGCCATTTCATCTTCATATCCTTCGGCTTCTTTCATATACATAAATAAAGTACAGAAAGGAGATTGTCCATTGCTAGTAGCTAATGTATTTATTTGATATTGAATAGTTTGAACCCCATCTTTAACTTCTTTCTTTGTCCTTCTTAGTGCTAATGCTTGTATTTGTTCGTCAGTATATTCGAGTCCTAAATCTAATCCTTCTTGTTTTATTACTTCTAAGTATTTTTCATAACTTATTCTTACAAATGGAGCTAAGTGAGCTAACGAAATTGTTTGCCCCCCATATTGCCCCGAAGCTACTTGAGCAATTACTTGTGTAGCTATTGTACAAGCTGTTCTAAATGACTTAGGTTTTTCAACCAATTTGTTATTTATTACTGTTCCATTGTTTAACACATCTTCTAAATTACATAAACAACAGTTAAATATTGGTTGAACAGCATAATCCATATCGTGATAATGAATTATTCCTTCATCGTGAGCTTGAACAATATGAGTAGGTAATAATTTCCTACGAGCAATAGACTTAGAAACTTCACCTGCGATTAAATCTCTTTGTGTTGAAGCTGAGTGAGCATTTTTATTAGAGTTTTCATTAATTACTTCTTCGTTTGTTCCCCTAACTAGCCCTAAAATAGCTTCATCTGTATCATTACTTTCTCTTTTGAATGCTTGTACTGCTCTGTATTCTTCATAAGCTCTTGCTGTTAAAGCCTGTCCATAGTGAACTAATCTTCTATGAACATATTCTTCTACTTTTAGAACAGTGGCATCTCCTTGTTTCTCAAAATATTTTTCAGCATCATTTGCGATTAATCTTGCTATATCTGGCAAATAAATACCAGAGCCATTTTTCATAGCTTTTTCAATAGCTTGTTTAATCTTAGTTTTGTTAAATAATACTACACTTCCATCTCTTTTTACAATATTCATAATTGTATACCTCCTGTTGTTTGTTTTAGAACTGAGCGGAAACCCAGTTAAATCGGTATTTCTATAGAAAAGGATAATGATATACTTTAAATTCATTGTCCTTTCTAATATTATTATAACATATTTTTATATCAAAAGTCAAGAGAAGTGTTTTTACCACTCCTCTAAAATTAACCAGTATCCTTTGTTGCCATTATAAATTCCTCTTACTACTAAGAGGCTGTCCCCAAAAATTTCAGTCATTTCCATAATTTCGTCAATCATTCCAAAATAATCGGGATAAAAAATACACATTAGAACACCCACTTCATTGATTGTTTAATCTCATAATCCTCTATCATTATTTGACTTATAACATTGCCGTTCCAATGGTTTTCTTTACATTTACCTATTACATCTAATGTAATTCTTTCTCCTTGCCTCATTAAATTATCATATTCTTCTTGGCTTGATTTAAACTTCATTAATTCAATACCTTTATGAGATATTTTAATTGTGGGGGACTTGTCAGGAGAAAATAAAGCAATGCTATGAGTATCTATGACTAAGTCTTTTATCATAACAAAAGGTTCTTCCATAGCTTTCCCCCAAAGATTATTATGAACAGCAACAGATGAAATATCTCTAGCGTCTACTGTCCTTCCGTCCCAAATGAAATCTAAGTCATAACAAGGGGAGAAATCTATATCTTTTAACTTCTCATTTGTGCTTTCTATGAAACTTTCAATAGCTTGACTATTTATAGCTGTACCAAACGCACTTTGATGTCCTGCTACAAAATCTACTTCTTCACATTCGTCTAAGAAGTCTTTAAAATTCTTCAATTCAGATTTATCATATCCTCTAGCTGAACCTTCTAGCAATCCCCTACTAGTTGTCTTTGCTAAGATTACTGGATGTTGGTATCTAGCCATAATCTGATTGGCTACCAAACCTGTTAAAGTACGAGGAATATCTAAACCTGTTGTATCTACCAATATTATTTTATTCTTGTATAGTTCTTCTGTTTCTATTTTGTCTACAATCAGCCCCATCGCTCTATCTCTAGCATCTTTTTGTTTTCTTTGTAGATTAGAAGCCAATCTTACTGCTTGATTAACTAACAACTCTGGTTCACCTTTTGAACCTCTTTTAGTGGAAGGTATCTCTTTATTAACATTCCATTCTAAGAAAGCAGAAAAAACTAATTCCTGTTCTTCAAGTGTTCCCGATCTAATAACAGCATTTATTAGGGGAGCTATGTAGAAACCAACACCAAATGGAGTAATCCCATCTTTTAATTGATAGGCTTGTTTATCTACTAAAACCTTTAAGAAAGGGTTTCTAATCTGTTTTAAACCTTCTTGAACATAATATTTAGTTTCTATCTCTGTAAGGTCAACCATATCTGCTACACTCGCAACAGCCACTAAATCTAAGAAATCGTTCGCATAATTCTTTCCATACCAATCATCAAGAGCTTGGCAAAACTTATACACTACTCCTGTTCCACAAAGATGTTTGTTAGGATATTCGGGGGATTGGGAATTAATTGTTATAGCATTTTCAGATTTATGGTCTAAACTATGGTGGTCTAATATGATTATAGGAATACCTAGTTCAGCCATTTGTCTATGCTTCTCATATTCTTCACTGCCAGCATCGGGGATTATGATTAAGCCTATTGTCTTATCATATTCTTTCTCAAAAAATCTATCCATATCCAATCCATGAGTTTTATCTCCATGAATTTCATAATGAACTCTGTCTTTAAAACCTAACTTCCAAAGATAGTTTACCATAATAGCAGATGAAGAGAAACCATCGCAGTTATGAACTATAATACCAGATGTTTCCCCCAAATCAATAGCAAAATTATGATAGGGGTCAACTGTAATGTCATAAAAATTCTCGGGCTCATCTAAATCTATGACACTTACTGAGGCTATGCTACGCTGTTCCCCCAAAGACATCAACTTCTCTTTCCACGTCAATTGAGAAGCCTCTTTGTATTCCCCAGTAGACAACATAAATCTATGGTCGGGGGTAGTGTGTATCTTTTTTCCGTTGTCCAACTCTACTAAACACATTTGAGTTCTTTGCGAAACTATCCTAGGATTAGTTATTTTTGCTGAAACTATTGCCTTTGTTTCTGGATTGTAAGAATAAGTCCAATAATCTCCATTGGGGTTATTAGCTAATTCCTCCATTGTGATTGCTCTTCCATCTACTAACTTTACTTTAGTGTCTCCTGTAAAGCAATCACAGTCTACTTGGATATAAATATCCTTATCTCCTCCCAGAACGCTATCAAATAATTTAACAGCTCTGGTCATATCATCGCCCCAAAGTGAATAATGATGAGTATTTTCTACTGTAGGGTTTAAGTATGTTTTCATATCAGTTATTCCACGATTATATAAAACTTGTTCTAAAACTGTTTTACTAGGGTCTATTGGATTAATTAATTTATATTTCATACTATTTCTCCTTTCTTTCTATAATATTATTATAACATATTTTTCATAAGAAAGTCAAGAGAAATTAACCTCTTGCTTCGTCCCAACCTATTGTATATTCTTTTAATAGTTCATCACTTAAAGTAATTCCAATAGGCAACATAAATTCTTTAGGTTTAGAATACTTAACCCCCAACCTCTTTAAATCTTCAAAAGTTTTTTTACTTCTAACTGCTGAATAATATGTTCTACTACCTGAAATCTTATGGTAGCTGTCAGTAGAACCTATATCATTTAAAAATTGTTTTAGCCACGCTTTATCATGTTGGGGGGCAGTGATTTTTATAGTATATCTAAACTCCATTAAAGAACCTTGAGACATCAAAACCCCCAACCAATATGCTTTATCTTTAGTGTCTATTTCCTCAAAATAGTTTTCATCAAATGTATAAACTCTATTTCTATGTTGAGTTCTTTCTACTGCGAATTCTGATAACCATTTGTATATTGAACTTGAGGAAACCTCATACTCCTCAATTATATCTCTTATTAACATACCTTCAATGTATGCCTCCACTATCATTTCCTTGAACATTTCGTCCCTCACTACTGGCACTTCCTTATTCCTCCTCTAATGTAATTCTATTATTAAATAAATATATAAATTTTTCTAAGCCTTCATCAATAGGTGAAGACTTATAACTTAAAATTCCTTCTTTATCAAAGAGAAATGATACTTTTAAGAAAGGACTGAATCTTCTATGTATACTTTCAAGCATCTTTATATTTCTCTTGTATTCAATGTCCCCTATCTCCTTGAATTCTTTGTCAAATGCCACAATCATTTCATTTACCCCCAGTTCAAGTAATAAGTCTACTTGTCTTTTGGAGATGTTAGAACCACAACAGGCTACAAGAACAGAAGCATCCCCCAATAATGTATCAGCTAACATTACAGATTTTTCTCCTTCTGTAATTATAGCTTTACCTGTTTTGCGAATTGTTTCTTTGTTAAAATTTAATCCAAATAATTCTGAACCCAAGTGATGATTGAACATTTCTCCGTTTATCCTAGCAGGTCTGTATTTCCCCCAAAGTTCTATTTGCTGTTGCTCAATTGTTCTTTGTCGAATACCAATTAACTGTCCTAACTTATTATAATGGGGGATTATGATACAGTTGTCTACTGGATAATATCTTATTCCATATTTGAGGTGGGTTGTTTTACTAATACCTTCGGACACCCACTCTGATACAACACAGTTATTCATATTGGCTAAATAATTTGTTTTAATTTCTTGATTATTTATTTGCTCATTTTTATCTTTAATTTCTTTATATCTATTAAGTATCTTGAAGTCATCTGTCGCTTTTTCAATTAAAGTAAAGTCAAATGAGTTATAACCTAATTTATGTTCTACCCATTGTATAGCTTGAGTTAAGCTATATTGTTCTCCTATGATTGCCTTGTGTTTTACTATTAATTCAAATATATCAAATGAACATTGACATTCAGTATAACATTGCCATAGATGAGAATTGGGGTAATAATATAATTTATGAGAACCTTCTCCCGGGGCATTGTGGCAGAAGGTTTCAGTAATATAATTAGTTCCTCTTTTCCGAAGGGGGCAAACCCCCAATTCCTCTAAAAGATAGTTTATATCTTCTACTGATAGACTTTCCCTTAATTCTTTAAAATCCATTAGAATTTAAGCATCTCCTTCACGGTTATCTTTGAACCTGGTATGTTTACTATGTTGAAATTATTGTCTGTGGCGAAAAGTGGTTTGATTCTACACGTTCCTAAGTATCCTTTGCACCATACTTTGACAAAGCTGTATTCTCCTCTTCTGTTTTTATAAACATGAATACAGTGTGTTGGCATTTCTAATCCGGGGTTTTGTTGTATTATTTGTTCAACTCTTTCTTTTTCCATCGCACGAACTGGGAGCAAAATTGTGCCCGCATCCGTTTTATCTGACAAACTCTTTGCACCCCTTAACATATTTTGATTAACCTCTTCTTCCGTCATCCAATTCGAGTTATTCCTGTGTTTCCATAGGCTCTGACTATATCTTACCTAATATTCATTAGGAACTTCTGTTTCGGCATTTAAAAGGCTTAGTTTCCCATCACCTTAGTGCGTCTCATTAATAGCACCCCTACTCCCCAGCTTATTTCAGACTTAGGGGATAGTCGATACACGGCTTAGACCCATTGTTTTTGTGTGGCTCTCCATATAGGCAAGTGTTTATAACTTTCTCCATAAATAAGTTTTCTAATAGCACTTTCAGACGCTTTATGTATATTTTCTTCAAGAATTTGTCTAAATGGTTTTCCCTCCGAAAATTGAGTTCTTAATTCCATGACTTCCGCATCAGAAAATTTTGCCATAGCCATTTGTTCGCCTTTTTGACTAACCCACTCTTTTCTCAAAGGATATGTGTCATTGTGATAATCCCAGCTAGCTCCGATGTTTATATGGGTTAATGACGATCGAGATACCTGTGGATACATTTTATTTATGGTAGTCAACGATAAATCTGTATTTTTCAATAAATATTTAATTTCTAACACATCTTTTTCAGTCAATTTAGCTTGAGAATGTTTTTCACCTTTGAAAGCTAATGTCTCTTTTCCACCAGCGGTTAAATTATAACCTATCTCACGAACATTAGAAGAATAATATCCTATCCAATATATTTCACGTTCATCTAATTTTTCTTTTTCGCATTCTTCTAATATAATTAATTCAAAATTCTCCCAACCATATTTATGCATAGCTCTATGAATGGGCACTTGCGAATCTCTTTCTGATTTTTTGGCATATATTTCAGGATAAGCACTTCGCCTATGCTCACTCATTCGCCTATCAATATCTGTTGATTGACCTATATAAATTTTATCATTAACTTTATTTTTTAGCATATAAATACCTATCATAATTTTATCTCCTCCTTTTATATGAAGAGATCCAATGGGTTCTACATCGCACGGGATCTTCATATTATACCAAGCACTATTTAGTTGCTCTTGGTATAACTTAGAATTCCCCGTTAGCACTTAAACTAAAAAGTCCAAGTACCCCTGGTGAGCTCCAGGATAAGAAGTTATTGGCAATTTGATTCACCATTTAATTGAGTGGATGATACAATGAATATCCCCAGTTCATTACACAAATCTTTTAACTTAATCGCCATCATCAACAGAATTTGGTCTTCTCTTAACTTAATTCCCCCACTTCTTTTAGTTATCTCTTCCAATATTTTCATAGAAGTAAGGATATAATCGAACCCTACATACTTAACTCCTTTTTCTCTTACATAACGTCTAATAGTATTTTCTATATCCCTAAGAGAAAAATCAGCTAATTGTTCTATCCAAAGAGGAGCTTTAGCTAATTCCTCACAAGCTTTCTCTAGCCTAGCTTCTTCCCCACCCTCATAAGTTCCATTCAATATATGACCTTCTGTTGTATTAGATATAAAAGCTAACATCATTGTTTGAACTTCTTCTGGTTCTAACTCTGTTGTGATTAATAATGTTGGTTGTTTTGAGCCCAAATGTTGCCATTTCCCATCTTCATATATTTCATCACAAGCAAACATACACGTATCAGCAACCATTAATCTGGACTTCGATTTGTTATCATAGAGGCTTTTTATCCTCTACTTCTTACAGTTATGTTTTCCTGTAAGTCCAGCATATCTTTTCATCTTCAACTTCACTTGTTAAGATGCCGGGGCCTCGTGGAAGGATTATATTCTCAAATGAGTTTCACCTTCTATGCGTTGTGGCTGGTTAAACTGTTAAATCTAACCTTCACCTCTGATTCCCATATTTCTAAGGGTTCCAGGCTTTTTCCCCAGTAATAATAAAGAGAATTTCTTCTCTAAACGGCAATTACTTTACCTTGTCCACTTGGTGCTGACCTTAAATAAAATTTCTTTAATCTACAACCTCTAAAGATTGTGTTCATCATATCTCCATACATTGGAATACCAACCTCAGGAGCTTGCTTAAATCTATTAATTAATTCTCTTACACCATCTCCTGCTTGACAATTAACACTTAATGTACTTGCGACACTATCATCTATAACTTTTTGAATATTATCAGAAATCTCATTAGCCATTTCCTCAACAGAAGTCAACTCTAACCAAGTATTTTGAGAATTGATTTTCTTTTGGTCAAGGATTTCATCGGGGTCATAGAATTTTTTAACATTTACTCCACATTTATCTAAGTTTCTTAATAGGGTAAATTTCTTCATTCTGTTAAAATAATAATCAAATTTATCTATATCTATTATTTCGCTCACACTTTCTAAGAAAGCTGTTCCTTTATTTCTTTCATATATAGCATATAAACTTGGGGTCTTTTCTAAATACATTTCTATATCTACAACTGACATTTTATGTAATCCATTTAACTTTAAGTTATATATTGAACTAAATATTAGCTTATGAAAAGATGATACATAATCTTCAACATCAAAGTAATATTTATCTTCTTGTTCTATTATGTTTGGATAATTAAATAATGTCCCCAAAACATTTATAATAGCATTATTATCCACGTATTTACTACTCATCTATTATATCCTCCAATGGTATAGGTTTTAATCTCGTCATCTTAGTAGAAACTGGTTCACTAATGACTACTTCCCTTATTGTATTTTCTACTTTTTGTTCTTTTCCCATTCTCCCCATAGCTTGAAAGTATTGACCTGCTGTTTTATAATAAAACTCAACAATACCTATTCCATGAGCTTTGGTGAAATTCATCTTTTGAATGGAATAACAGTAATGTAAAGTGCCTTGTATTCCACTAGGCTTATATCCTTTATCTAAATACTGTTTAATTTGTTTATTGATTAATCCCCAGTTGACATTATAATTAAAAAGTTCTCCAATGTAGCTTTTTAATTGTTCAACCTCTAATCTTTCTGCTTCTTTAATCTTATAACATTCTAAATGCCACCATCTACTACCCACTTGAATTCCTTCTACTTCATCTCTGTCAAATTTTTCATTACAAAGGGGGCAGGTTGTTAATCTTGCCATTAATTATCACCTCTTTTATATTATAACATTTTTTCCTAAAAAAGTCAAGGGGAAAAAATTCCCCCTTGTTTATTAAAGAGTTTCTAACTCATCTACTATACAACTTAGTATTTCTGCTTGATTTCTATTCATATCAGCTACTTTGTTTCCTAATCCTAAGTGTCTTTCAACTATTTCCATTATCTTAGGTTGGTTTGATACATCTTTTGTCATTAATCTATTAACGTGATTATTAAAATCAGCCATTAAGTTGTCAAAGTCATATACTACTAATGTTCCTACGTGTTCTGATTGTCCTGTTTCTTTGAATAAATTCGGATTATTAGTAGCTTGTTCTTGTTTTTCAATAGCGTCTGAAAATGCTTGTGTTAAATTTTCATAAGAGAACTCTATTTCTGGAGCCATATACTTCATACGACTGCCTGCATCGTATAAAGGAGTCCCTCTCATTTTTAATTTAGTGATAGTATTACCATGTTCGTCAAATTCAGCAGTAGAATATCCAATTACATCACATAATCTATTACATATTAAACGAGCTGAGTTAGATAGTGTTGGAACCATTCTATTATATTCTTGTCCTGTTTTTGGATTCATAAATGCTTTAGTAGTTGAATGAGATATTAAAATTAATCCATCGAGATACCTCAAGTTTTCACAAGAGGACTAGACTATATCTTTAATCTTTCCCTTGAAAGATTTGACCCATTTCGATTTAAGGGGGTCTCACCCACTTTAACAATAATATTAAAGCCCTACTCCTATAGCTGAGTTAAACAGCACCATTTGGATAGTCGTTGAAGCTTCTCCTGTTCGGAGCTTGCCTGCTGATTGCCCAATCCTTTTAATTTTTAACATTTGCGTTTAGGCTTATTTCATCCTTCCGATTTAGTTTAAAAGGCTCTAAGGGGTTTCCAGCAATTAAGGTCTTGGTGCTACGAAGATCGCTCATCGTAGCGGGCATAGAACTCTACATATTTATCATATTTTCTTGCCATTCGTGTTTCCGGAGTAGAATTTTCATACATTTTTTGGAAAATTGGACGAAGAGCTCTAGGGCCATTTTTACATATTCGCCAAGTATTATTAGTACACCTATGTTCTTTAAAAATATTTGTTCCTAATTGTAAATATTCAGAAATATTAGAAATTACATCATATGTACCTGTAAAAAACATTTGTATCTTTTTACCATTTTTACTTACTGATACACCACCATCTCCATCAAAATATCCACGTACAAAGTGAGATTTTAATTCATTTGGCAACCATTTAGGGAATTCTACAGTTAATGATTTATTTCTATAGCATCCATGTTTGACTAAATCGGTAGCCATTTGTTT